GGTTCGGTAGCAACCGCATGGGTTTCCCATGTGTCAGAGCAGAGGTACACCTTTGATGCACAGGAGGTGTGAGGATGGAGTTTATTCGATTTGCCGGAACAATCAATACACATGAAGAAAAGAAGGTGGCAAAAGCTACCGTAAATGTAATCTTAGAGGATTGTACCGGAACCTTTTATATAACTGATATCATGTTTCAGGAAGGTAAATGGCTGACCGGGTATGTGGTAAATAATCTGGAACTTTTGCAGAAAAATCGTGTGGATGGGGAGATAACACCTGTCCGCTTTTTTAATGGGATTGTCCGTTCCGGTGTTACAGCAGTGATCACCAATGACGGAGAAGTATCAGCCGGGCTGAATTATCACATCATTCCAAAAGATACGATGGCAGCAGGAGACATGAGTGTGGCTCATAATTACGGAAGCCACAAGCTGACTCTGCAGAGCGTTTTTTTGGAAGATGATGTTGTTGAAATTAATGCTGATGCAAGGGTGGCAACAAGGAATGGAAGCCGGATTAAGGCTGATGGATTTTATTCTTATTCGGCAGCAGGGGACAGTAAACACCAGATTAAAGTAAAGGACAGGAAGTCAGCACTTGTGCGCATGTCTTTTCAGGAGATGGCATATGGGATTGGAGGAAAACGGATGTGAGAAGGGCAAGTAACCGAAACGTCATGGCATGGACATTCATGGGAAATACGAGAATGCATCAGGTGTTAAGAGAAAAAGGAAATAAGCTGTCTCATGTTGGTATTTTTACCTTTGAAGTTTCAGCAGATGGAACAATCAGCGAGACGGGAACTGCGGTCAGCACCATCCTTCCTTATGTAAAGAAATGGCCACATATTAAATGGCTTCTGACCATTATGAATCATGGTACTGCCTCTATTTTTACAGCACTCAGAGAGAATACGAATGGCGCACAGGATACGTTCATTTCAGAAATCGTGAGGATTATTGATAAATATCCGTGGTGTTCCGGGATAGATATTGATTTGGAACGTGGAGGGGAGTTAGCGAACCGAACAAAGGCAAATGTGCTGTTCTCACGGATTTACTCTACTGTAAAGGCAAAGGGAGCAAACCTTCATGTAAATATCTGCCTTCCAGGTATGACCAGTGTTGGCGGTTCGGTTGGCGGCGAGAATTGGTGCGTGTATGCCGATTTGGATGCATACTGCGACACAGCAGCAATCATGAGTTATGGTATGAGTTGGGCGGGTTCAGCACCGGGGCCGGTATCTCCGAGAAGCTGGCTTGAAGGCATCTACAGTTATGCTGCCAATGCAATGAACCCAGACAAAATCATGATGGGGCTTCCCGGATATGTATGGAGATGGCAGATATACGATACTACGGAGAATCTTGGTACGACCTATCGGGGAACAAGCCTTACCTATTATGCTGCGAAATATTGGATGGAGGGCTTATATAATCATACAGGTGATGCACCGCCACAGCCCTTTATTCCATTCTTTTCATATTGGGATTGGACGGATATGGTCCCTTGGGGACTGCTTCATGTATATGACTTTATGGAAGGGTGGGATACGAGCAGGGAAACGGCAGAGCCGACAAAGCATGAAACCTATAGTGGCAGAAAATATCTCACAACTTATCTGAAGCAACAGAAGGTTTCTTTCGGAGCAATAAGTGTTGATAGGAACGGTGTGCCGGATTCTTATTCAGGCAATGCAGTCATTGGAGAAGGGTATGCGTCTGTTTTGGATGAAGAAGCGGTGCTGAAATACACATTTGAAGTACCGACAGCCGGAACATATGATGTGGCAGTTGAGATAGTCTATCCAAGATGGGATAAGAATAGCATCGGAATCAGTCTTGATGGGGACAGTCAGATGCTGTCGGAATCAAGGCTGTATTTCTTATATTGGAGAAAGAAATTCTGGAGGATATTAAAAAGTGGAGTCAGCTTGTCAGCAGGAAAGCACACCATTACAGTGTCCGGTGGGGTGCCTGGAGTGGTTTTTTATGGCTTTCGGGTATGTTCGGATTTTTCACAGAAAGCGACTGCCGGGGAAGTGTACTATGGATTGAAGCCAAGAAAATTCATGAATGTGACCGGAGAAATGGTACAGCCCGATAGAGCCTTTAAAGTAACTGCAGAGGTGCTTCGCAGAAAGCCGGAAAGTGCGCTTGTATGGTATGAAGATTTCTGTGATTATTCAGAAATCCCTACCAACTATTTTACAGTGCTTGACGGTTCGTGGAAGATTTGGAAAGATGAAAGATCTGACCGTGTCCGTAAGTATTCGCAACTGGAAGGCAGTGGAAAACTGGCACTGGATTACACCGGATTTTCTGAAATCCATGTGAGGGCGAGATTTGCCTTCAAATCATCGGGAGGCGGTAAAGCAGGAGTGTTTCTTGGAAGCATCTTCTGCTGTATAAATTACGATACCCAGTGTGTGGAGTTGTATCAGGGAAGTAAGAAACTTGGCAGTTATACATCTTCTTTCAGTAAGACCTCAAATGCAGATTTACGGAGTGATCCAAGCCTATATACCGTGGAAATGAGAATACGAGGAAATATGGTAAGGGTATATTCCGGTGCAGCCTACACACTGAGGTTTACAGCAACCATTACTGCAGAAACCGGATATGTGGGATTCATGGCGGAGAAGGGAGTGGTGTGTGACCTCTTGCGACTGGGTGATGCATGGTATTATGAACCTTATGAGTGTTTTGATATTACCTTCCCAGACGGAAGGCAGACTACTTTTGGAAGATGTACTCGTACCGGAATTTCATGGGATAATGAATTTGAATTGTTCCGTGTTAATTCTGATGTGGAGGAAATCAGCACAAGAAGCCAGGATATTTCTATGGATTACGATTTTTTTCATTCCCATGAAATGTCACTGGAATGTGGCAACGATTATGAAATGAAGGTAGTAGCACATGATTTGAATGTCTGGCTTTCGAGGATGTATCTCGGAGATGCGGACGGATTTTCTATTATGTATTATTCCGATGTGGACAGCATTGTCTACTGGGCAAATGAAGCAGCATACACCTATGGCGTGTCCGGGATTGCAATATGGAGTCTTGGTCAGGAAGATATGAGGTTATGGGACAGTATGCCGAATCAGATATAGTTCTGGAATCAAACAGCCTTTTGAGGGCTGTTTTTTTCATACCAAAAAACAAAGAAAGGCAGGTAACAATTATGAGACAGGCAGTAACAACAGTGCAGTATGTATTTGCAGGAATAGGAGGCTTTATGGGTTGGTTTCTTGGAGGACTGGATGGTTTTCTGTATGCACTCCTTATGTTCGTGGTCATCGATTATGCCACCGGGCTTATGGCAGCATTCGTACAGAAAAAGGTATCCAGCGAGGTTGGTTTTAAAGGCATCTGCAAAAAGGTGGCAATCTTCTGTCTGGTAGGTATCGGCCATGTGCTTGATACGCAGGTCATCCAGAACGGAAGTGTACTCCGCACCGCAGTCATTTTCTTTTACTTATCCAATGAGGGAATTTCCATTATTGAGAATGTTGCCCTTATCGGACTTCCGGTTCCAAAGAAGCTGAAAGAAGTATTGGAACAGCTGCATGAAGAAGCAGATGAGAAAAAGGAGGATGAATAACATGGCAGTAAAGGTATGTCTGGACGCAGGGCATTACGGTAAATACAACCGCAGCCCTGCGGTTTCGTCTTATTATGAGTCGGACATGACTTGGAAACTCCATAATTATCTTAAGAAGGAGTTGGAGGCATTTGGTATCGGTGTGGTAACCACAAGGACAAATCAGAATACGGACAGAGCATTGTATGAAAGAGGTGCGGCTTCCAAGGGCTGTAACCTCTTTATTTCTGTCCATTCCAATGCTGTAGGCAATGGTGTAAACGAAAATGTGGATTATCCGGTGGCATATGTCCTTTTAAATGGAAGCAGCACGGATATTGGTCTGAAGCTGGCAAAGGTTGTGGAAGCAGTGATGGGGACTGCCCAGAGTGGAAGAACCGCAACACGTCAGGGGACAAACGGAGAATACTATGGTGTGCTTCGTGGTGCGAATGCAGTAGGAACACCGGGTATTATTCTGGAGCATTCATTCCATACAAACACCAGAGCAACAAAATGGCTTTCCAGTGACAGTAATTTGCAGAAACTTGCCAAAGCAGAAGCAGAATGTATTGCTTCCTATTATGGAGTAACGAAAAATGAAGAAACCACATTTACAAAGATTATGGGTAACGCAGTGACAACGGTGGAGCAGATGACAGAGTATATTAAAGCAAAGAATCCTGATGTTGCACAGTCGGTTATTGATATGATTCCGTTTTATCTTTTGGAGGGAAAGGCAGAGGGTGTCCGTGGTGATATTGCCTTTGCACAATCCTGTCTGGAAACAGGTAATTTTGGATTCTCCGGTTCTGCAGTTACGCTCGACCAGAACAATTTCTGTGGCATGGGAGTGACTTCCAGTGGAATGAAAGGAAACTCCTTTGATACACCACAGTTTGGTATCAGGGCACAGGTTCAGCATTTGAAAGCCTATGCTTCCACAGTGGATTTGAAGAATGAATGCGTTGATCCACGATTTAAGTATGTCACAAGAGGCTGTGCTGAATATGTGGAGTGGCTTGGACAGAAAGAAAATCCAGATGGAAGGGGATGGGCAGCAGGAGCCGGATATGGTGCAAAGATTATTACAATCTTAAATGCCATGATTGGAATTAAGAACGAGACAGCAGAAGCGGAAGAAGTCTGGTATCGTGTGCGTAAGACATGGGCGGATGCTGCCACACAGAAGGGTGCATTCCACAGTTTGGAAAATGCCAAGAGGTGTGCAGATGAAAATGAGGGATATTCCGTATTTGATGAATCTGGTAAAGTGATTTATTCCAATGATACATTTACACCGTATCTTGTGAGAGTATCCATCGAAGATTTGAACATCCGCAAGGGTCCGGGAACAGACTACGATAAAACAGGTAAGTACACGGGAAAAGGTGCTTTCACTATTGTGGAAGAAGCAGAAGGCAAGGGTGCGAGCCTTTGGGGGCTTCTGAAATCTTATCAGAAAAATCGTAATGGATGGATTTCTCTGGATTATGCCGAGAGGGTTTAGAAGCAAGCCGGACAGAGACAACAGGTTTCTGTCCGGCTGCTTTTTTCGGCTCCTGACAAGTTTGGACAGAGTGAAAAAAGAGTGGGTGGAAACCGTAGAATTGCTTGACTTTACAGGGATTTAGAGTGATTTATATACTACCAAAAACGAAAGGAGTACTTATTTATATGGTGATTGCAGGAATGATAAATAGAGTAGCTTTTTACTGCAGAGTCAACCATCGTGACAGAGACTATGAAAAATATCTGGACGATGTAATGAGGCGGTTGGAAGAAGAATATGGAAAACAGAAATGGGATTTGCAGATATTCTTTGAGGAAGCTTCAGGAGCCGACCCGAACAGAAAAGAATTTAATCGTCTGAAAGCGGAAATCGCAGCAAAGAAGATAGATGTGGTGGTTACCATGAGGGCTGCCACGATTGCACGTAACTGGGGACAGTTTATGGAGTTCATGCTGATTTGCAGTAAGAGAAATGTGGAAGTGGTGTGCATTGACAAGGTAGAAGATGCACAGGCCATTTTCCAAAGGATTCAGGAGTTTAAGAAAAGGTTTTTTGAAGGAAGTGATGTAACGTGCGAGTAAAAGTAATTAACAAACGACCAGCTTCGGTCTTACAAAAGAAAAGGGTTTGTGCTTATGCCAGAGTTTCCACAGACAGCAGAAGACAGGAAGACTCTCTTGAAAACCAGATGGAAACCTATGAGAGACTGATTACCGGAAATCCAGAATATGAATTTATCGGAGTATTTGCTGATCAGGGCATATCCGGCTATTGTGAGAACCGCCCACAGTTCCAGAGAATGATGGAGAAGGCAAGGGCAGGAGAGATTGATTTAATTATTACAAAATCCATATCGAGGTTTGCAAGAAATACCGTCACCGTTCTAAAGTTCGCAAGGGAACTGAAGGAACTGGGTGTCGGTATTTTTTTTGAAGAACAGAACATTAACACTCTATCAGGGGACGGTGAGATGATGCTTGCCGTCCTCGCTTCTTTTGCACAGGAAGAAAGCAGAAGCATGAGTGAAAACAATAAATGGTCCATTCGGAAGAAATTTGAGAGAGGGGAAGTGATGATTACCACATCCCGTTTCCTCGGTTATGACAAAAACGAATATGGAGATTTGATTGTGAACCGAAAGGAAGCGGAAATTGTCAGTCTGACTTTTGACCTTTATCTGCTGAATGTCGGCTCGTCAAGGATTGGGGAGTTGCTTGATTACCTAGGTGTGAAAACGGTGACGGGAACAACATGGGAAAGCGGGACCATCAATGGGATGCTTTGTAATGAAAAGTACAAAGGGGATTTTCATCTGCAGAAGTATTACACCCCTGAAAACAAAAGAAACCATACGAGGAAAAACAACGGGGAAGTGCAGAGTTATTACATTTCGGAAAATCACGAACCAATTGTATCGCCGGAGGTATGGGAAAAGGTGCAGGAAGTCAGGGAACAGAGAAAACGTGACAGGAATATCGGACAGGACAGCACAATGAAGTTCCAAAACCGCTATCCCTTAAGCGGAATGCTGATTTGCCCTTACTGCGGAAAAACGCTCCGGCGCAGACAGGTTTACAAGAAGAAAATCCAATGGCTCTGCAGCACCTACATTGAAAAGGGAGTCAAGGCATGTAAAGGGATAAGGATTGATGATGCCGAATTGCAGGGCTTAAACATTGCGGAACAGACAGTGATTGAGGAGGTGGTTAAAAATGGCAAGAAGCATTACTGTTATACCAGCAAAGCAGATTTCGAATGCGGAATCAGGAACAGCACAGTCAGTGCAGAAATTAAAGATGGCAGCGTACTGCCGAGTGTCAACCGACCAAGAAGAACAGTTATTAAGCTATGAGAATCAGGTCAATTATTACACAAATTACATCAGCGAGAATCCACTCTATGAATATGCAGGGACTTATGCGGATGAAGGAATTTCGGGAACCAATACCAAAAAGAGGGATGAATTCAACCGCATGATTGCTGATTGCAGGGCGGGGAAAATAGACATGATTATTACTAAGTCCATTTCCCGATTTGCAAGAAATACGCTAGATTGCTTGAACTATGTGCGAGAGTTGAAAGATTTGGGGATAGGGATTATTTTTGAGAAGGAAAATATCAATACCCTTGATGCAAAGGGAGAAGTGCTGCTTACCATTCTTTCCTCACTGGCACAGGAT